AGTAGAAAGGTATTACGTCGGGCGCGCTTCACCCAAGAAAGACAGGCTTGAAGATCAAAAATGGCCCGATCGCGATGATTAGGATCTTGGGTGTACATGCGTTCGAGCATAATATTAACGGCTGCGTCAAAACAGTCACACATAGCGTCGTGAGTATGATTAATATTGAAATCAGAATAATCCCACATTAGGCCTATCTTTTCTGTTAGGGCGTAAAGGCGACGAATATCACTCCGAAGTTTCGAAAAAACGGTGTTAGCTCCAGAATTCCACGTGTCTGGTAAGCAATTACCCTCGAATTGGTCCAAAATGTATGCTTGTATAATATAGTGTTCGACGGAAGTGTTCCAAATGGCGCGGATTTTTGCATTCTCAAACTTGGGGGCAGCCTTACTGTATAGTACGGGAGGAAGCGCTGATCGGATGATATTATTAATGTGTTCCTCAGGTATGAGAAGAAGAGCACCTCGCTTATTCAAGCGCTCGGTAGAATCTCCTTCCTTCCAAATGACTGTAGCCCCCGGTGCGCCACCAGAGGCCGCCCAAGACATGCGTAACGCATACCACTCTGAAAAAGGTAATATACGGACTCGAGGGCGGAGCGCCGTGGAAACCGCCGAACGTAAACCAACCTTCAAATATTTGGACAACGTAATTGGATTATATGTTAATCCTTTACCGGAAGCTAATGGGATTAGTTGTGGGATAGCCCGGATCGTGGGATCACCTATTCGCATTATGATTTCTTCATCTGCCTTGTAAGACCATAGCTCCGATCGTCCTGGGAGGCAGTCAATACCGTAGAGTTGCCGGCTCTCTTCTGGTAATAATTGACGATAGAAGCCGGGTAACAGTCTGGTAACTCGAATCATGGTATGCAATTCTTTTAGAAACTTGGCTGCTTCTTTAGGTGATAGGCTCCAAAAACTCCTGTCTGGCAAACGTAAGAGCCAAAGCGCAAGAAACGGGCTCATATCCGACATGAAGGGTAAAAGGATACAGGCCGAAGCAAACGTAGCGTTGAAGGAACATTTAGCACTAAGAAGGCGTCGAGCAATGAGCCTACTCAAAGTATTATTCCCCAAAGTGCGTAATGTATCTGGCATGTCTAGGAGAGTTTTTGCTCCTGCACGACCAGGTTCGACAGGAAAAGCTTGTGTCAAAGCTTCCTTTTCATGACTAGACAACGGGGGAGCCGTTCCCAGATGATCCGGATCTTGCAAGGGGGCAAATGGGGTGTAAATATGACCCAAGGGATCCTTATATTGCAGAGAACGGACGAAGGGACTATCACTAAAGTACGTCAGAATATATAACTCAATCGGCAGGTATTCCCAGACCTCAGACGGCGCAGGTTCAAGATAGACAAATCGATAAGCCGCAGCAATAAAACAGGTTGGTGGTCTGTCAAAAGCCTGGGCGGCACTTATCGTGAGAAAATCATGATCTCGTCGAATAGGATCCTCCTGTATGACCTGGTTATCATCGCTCAATTTAATGGAGGGAAACTCCCGAAATAACTTCAGTAGTTGCTCTCGCATAAGCGAGGTCTGATTTGATTTTCGGATCTCTATTAGTTTGGCTGATGGACAGCCCAAACAAACAGAATTCGAGAAAGTCAGGTCATAAAGATACTGGGAACGCTGCGCGGAGGAGTCCGCTGACGCAGCATTCCAGATTAGTTTTCCGGCTGTATAGGCCGGACGTGCCTAAAAACTGCTGAACTGTCAGCAGGTAAGGCATCTGGGTGACCACCAAGCATAGAAGCCTGAGGTGGTACATTAGATTCAAGCCGGTGTAAGCCCGCCTGTAAATGGCTAGAGGCCGAATCGTTAACTACTACTGGGCTGAGGCTTCGAGGTAAGTTAACTACCGGCACCTGGCCCTGGGGGGTACGAGAAGTATCACTTCCCGGGAGTGGAAACTGAGGAACAACGATTTTGGAAGCAGTTGCACCATCAGGAGGGTGTTCCGAAAAATACTCCTGGTGTAGCGGGACCTTAGCACCTAGCTGTACAGTAGCTTCTGCCGGATTAACTTTAACCGCATGAGCGGTCAGTGTAGGATGGGTTTCCTGCACCTCCTTGACATTAACCGGGTTTTTTGGAGTGTAAGAAGCTTTAGCACCCTTGCGAGTGCCTAAGCCTCGAGAAACAAAGGGTCCAGAACGGGCCGGTTGAGTGGATTGTCCCCGAGGCGGTGCACTAGACCTAGAAGGCACAGGTCTGGAGGGGTGCAGTGGCTCCCCAAACTGGTATTCCGGATAAGAGGAATTGGCATCAAGCTTGGGAGGCTCAACTGGTGGAGGGAAACCGCCACCGACGAGTACGTCTGGACTAGGCTGAGCTCCAAGCTCTTGCTCCTCTATAGGAGGTAATGCTTGGTGAGAGGCCAAAACTGCTCGTTCTGTAGCTGCAGCCCGTAACTCAGCTTGGTGACTAGCATAACGGGCTTGCTCAGCTAGAGCATGAG